AAGGGCTTTGAGGGTGGATACCAGTATCGCCGCATGGAAGTATCTGGCGAGAGATACGCAGATAAGCCTGACAAGAATATGTTTAGTCACATTCATGATGCGCTGCAGTATATGCTGTTGGGCGCTGGCGAAGGTCGGGCCTTGATGAATAATCAAAAAGCGGCTAGGCCATCTGTTGCCAAGAGGGACTTTGATGTATTTGCCAAGCGTAGTAGCCCCAAGCGTAGACAGGGACTATGGGCGCGTATGTAATTGTGCGTTGCTGATTGTTCTATGTTGTGCTTATCGCTAACCAACAAAGGAGATTGCTATGTGCAAATTCGTAAGTAAAGCCATGAAAAAGCTAGAGCGTATTCAAAATAAACTAACGCCTCTTAATACAAATATTTTTGGAGGCAAGCTGGGAAAAGCTGGTGCGCGTGTAGATGAAGGGCCAAGCGACATTGAGTCTTTGGCTACTCAAGCTAACGAGGAGTTAGCAGAAGAAAAGCGCAAGGCCACAGAAAATCAAATTCAAGCAACTACAGCTAAACGATTTAGAAGTGGGGCGCGTGGTCGTCGTTCTTTGTTTCGTTCTACATCTGGCGGTGGCGCTGGGTTTTATAACAGGTTTAACTTATGATAGATGATCCTATAGCTAAGGGCTACTATGAGCATTACGCTAAGGCAAAAGCCAAGCGTGAAAACTTTATACCTTTGTTTGAAGAATGCTATGAGTATTCCCTTCCTCAGCGTGAATCATTTTATTATGAAAGCGTAGGGCAAAGACGCGACGATAAAATCTTTGACGAGACTGCCGTTGTTGGCGTGCAAGAGTTTGCATCCCGATTGCAGTCGGGCATTGTTCCTAACTTTGCGCGGTGGGCTGATTTAACTGCTGGCTCCGAGGTTCCTAAAGAACAGCGTGATGCCGTTAATAATGACCTTGATGAAGTCACTGACTATGTATTTGAGGTATTGCAGAACTCTAACTTTAGCCAAGAGGTGCATGAATCCTTCATGGATTTAGCTGTAGGCACTGGCGTTTTAGTTGCAGAAGAAGGCGATGCAATTAATCCAATACGCTTCTCTGCCATTCCCCTGCCTCACGTTGTTCTGGATACTGGCCCTGATGATCGGATAGATCATATCTACCGTGAGCGTAAGGGCATTAGATACAATCAGTTGCAGGTTTTATATCCTGACGCTGAAATGAATGAGCAAATACAAAACCGCATGGGTAACGGCGGTAAGGATACAACGACTGTACTTGAGTTGGTTTGCCGTGATTACTCACAGAAAAATCAAGAAGTGTATATGAGTTACGCTTACTGCATGACTACCGAGAGCGTGATTTATAAACGTGAGCTTAAGGGCAATGGCGCTAATCCGTTTATTTGTTTTCGTTGGTCTAAGTGCGCTGGAGAAGTCTATGGTCGTGGCCCTCTTATCAATGCGCTGTCTGCTATTAAGACAACCAACCTAACGATTGAGTTAATCCTAGAAAATGCACAGATGGCTATATCTGGCGTGTATCAAATGGATGATGATGGCGTCATTAATCCTGATACTATATCCTTAGTGCCGGGGTCTATTATACCAAAGGCTATTGGTTCCAATGGGTTACAGCCGGTTGCTGCAGCAGGAGACTTTAGTGTATCCCAGCTTATACTTTCTGATATGCGCTTAAATATCAAACGTGCGTTGTATAATGATATGCTTGGCAATCCAGATAAAACCCCTGCATCTGCTACTGAAGTTGCTGAACGTATGGCTGATTTATCTAGGCGTATGGGTTCTGCGTTTGGCAGACTGCAAGCAGAGCTAGTGCAGCCAGTATTGCAACGCGTTATCTACATTCTTAAAAAGCAGGGCCGCATTGAAGTTCCTACTGTTAATGGTCGGGAAGTTAAAGTTAGGTCTATATCTCCACTAGCGCAAGCACAGGCTAACGCAGATATATCATCTGTTGGTCGGTTTCTTGAGATGGTTCTTGGCACCTTTGGGCCGGAGGTTCTTAATCTATTAATCAATTCAGAAGAAACGGCAGCGCATCTTGCTAAGAAGTTTGGTGTGCCTGACGGGTTGATTCGTGATCCAGAAGAACGTAAGCAGATAGTTGCAATGGCGCAGCAAATGCAAATGCAGCAGCAACAGCAAATGCAAGATCAGCCGCCACAGGAACAACTGCAATAGGAGATAAAGTTGCCAAAAGCAAACATCGGCATTGATGGAATACAACGCGCAGCTAATCAAGACAAAATCATAAGTACTACGGTTGCCCACTTGTTTGAAACAGAAACGGGTAAGGCTGTTATGGAGTACCTTAAGTCTATAACAGTAAACCGTGTGCATGGGCCAAACATAACTACAGAAGAATTGCGCCATCACGAAGGGCAGCGATATATAGTTGGTCTACTTGAAGCAAGAATACAGCATGGTCATAAGGTAAAGCAAAATGTCTGAGTCATTATTAAATGAATCGCCTCAACCCGCAGAAGCAACTGCAGAAGTTACGCAAACGCAGACCGATAGACCGGATTGGTTGCCTGAGAAATTTAACTCGCCAGAGGATTTGGGCAAAGCGTACAATGAATTATCTTCTAAGCTGGGCGCAAAGGAGGAAGACTTAAAGGCTTCATGGCAAGAAGAAATGCAACGAGAGGCTTACGCTGATCGTCCTGCTACTAAAGGTGATTACCTTTTGCCAGAAAGTATTGACCCCGAATCTGCGGTAGATAGTCCTTTACTTGATTGGTGGTCTGATCATTCTTTTGAGAGTGGTCTTGGTCAAGAGGAGTTCCAAAAAGGCATTGAGTTATTTGCCGAAGCAATGAATGCAGGGCAACCTGACCTAGAGGCAGAAACTCAACTATTAGGTGATTCTGCAACTGATCGTATTGAAGCGGCTAGTTTGTTTGCTAATCAGTTCTTTCCAGAAGAAAGCCTAGATGCAATAGAGCGTATGTGTGAAACGGCTGGCGGCATTGTGGCCTTAGAACACATTATGGAAAAGATGAAAGGGCCATCATTTGCAGGTGACTCAGCTATGTCTAGCCAGATTACCGAGGATTCTTTGCGCAGTATGCAGAATGATGAACGGTATTGGAATCCGCAAAAGCGTGACAATGCTTATGTTAGTCAAGTAGATCAGGCGTATCGCAAACTATATGGCTGATCCTATTCTACAGCGTAGGGGCTTTCAATTAGTCCCTATGCAGAAGTCCCATGTTATGAAGTTCTACCATGACATAGCTCCGTATAGTGCGGCAGAGTATGAAGACGTTGATCTATTTTATGCCTTAGATAAAATGCAAGAAGAACAAGAGTGCATGGTATTAGAAAACCAAGACGGTATATCCGTACAGCTTATTGGCCTACAAGCTACTGGCAATCAACAAGTCTGTATGTGGTCTTTGTTTACTAAGCAAATGGATACAGATTGGCGCAGCGTCATTAGAGTATCCCCTGACATTCTTAGATACGTTCATCAGACTTACTATGAGATAAATTTAAACATATCAGCAGAAAGCGAAGGCTCTCTTAACTGGGCATCATGGCTTGGATTTACACCCACTGGGTATATAGATGATGAAGATGGTACAACCTTAGTGCATTTTGTGCGTTGCAATCCTGACAGAAAGAATGTTTACGCTCTAGCGTCACGGCCCGTAATGCACTGAGTAGCCCGTTAGGATACCTACGTTGAGGATGCAGAAGGATACCCAGAGAACAAATGCAACCTTAATAAAGGACTCTTGAAATGGCTAATACAATTGATACAGCCTTCATCAAGCAGTTTGAATCCGATGTGCACCTAGCATATCAACGCATGGGTTCTAAGCTGCGGAACACTGTTCGTACTGCAAACGCTACTGCGTCTGTTGTTCGTTTTCAAAAGATTGGTGCTGGCGTTGCCACTACTAAATCACGCAACGGTAATGTCACTCCTATGGAACTGGCGCACACAACCGTTGAAGCAACCATGAGCGACTTCTATGCTCCTGAGTATATTGACAAGTTGGACGAGTTGAAAACTAACATCAACGAGCGTCAAGCTGTTGCTCAATCTGCTGCTGCTGCTCTTGGTCGTAAGACTGACGAGCTTATCTATACAGCTATGGATGCTGGCGCTAGTGGTACTCAAATCCATGATACAAGTTCGGCTATTGAAATTGCTGATATTCTATCATTGTTTGAAACCATGGGTGTTGCTGATGTGCCAGAAGACGGGCAGCGTTATTTAGCGATGCACCCTAAAGGGTACGCTGATCTCTTTGCAATTAATCAGTTTGCATCATCCGACTTTGTTGGAGAGCAAAATCTGCCGTTTGCTGGTGGTATGACCATGAAGGAATTTATGGGCTTTAAAGTATTCTCTACCTCTGCTGTTACAGCAGGTAAGAATATGGCTTATCATACATCGGCAGTTGGTCTTGGTATTAACGCAGAAGTTGCTACTGAGGTTAATTATGTTGCTGAGAAAGCATCTCACCTTGCAAACTCCATGATGTCTATGGGCGCAGTCGCTATTGACGCCAACGGCATTTATGAAGTTCTTGATAACAACTCTTAAGAAAGGACTTCATTATGTCTTATAGTTCATCTGGTTTAACCCGCATGGCAGGGGGTGGAGGTCATAGTCTTTGGTTTTATGACTCAACAGACGCTTTGACTGCTGTTCGTGTGTCAGGTTACTTCAATGATGCCGCAGGAATGTTAAACGTCGGAGATGTAATTTTTGTCTACGATAGTGACGCTCCAACTTTGGGCATCTCTGTTGTGTTGTCAAACACTGGCTCTGTCGTTGACATTGCTGATGGCACAGCAATAACAGTCACTGACTCAGATTAAGGAGAGGGGGCTTCGGCCCCCTAACCACTCAGTATGGCAAGCACAGCATCCGATAGCCCGATTGACATTTGCAGCCGCGCACTAATTCTTATTGGTGCCGAGCCTATTACGTCATTTGATGATGGAAACAATGAGGCACTAGTTGCTTCTAATATGTATGAGGATGTAGCCCAATCAGCTTTAGTTAATACACGATGGCGCTTTGCAACGGATCAACTTGTATTAAACCGACTTAGCGATGCACCTACTGGCAGGTATGAAGCAGCATATCAAATGCCAAACAACTCACTTATGATCCACGCTCTAACAGTAAATGGATTTAACATTGAGTTTCAAACTTACAGTGACAATCTATTCTGTGATGCCGATGCTTCTGATGTAGTTATTGCAGACTACACATACAGGGTTACAGAAGAATACTGGCCTTCTTACTTTACAATGGCTGTTCAGTTTCAGTTGGCTTCTATATTTGCAGTATCACTAGCGCGTGATGGTAGCCTTTCTCAACTTATGGATCAAAAGGGCGCAATGCTTATGGCTAAAGCCAGAGGTCTTGATTCACAATCGCAAACAACACGTAGGCTGGACACATCAAGATTTATTAGTAATAGGCGTAGCTAATGCAAAAAGTACAGGTTCCGATAACTAACTTTCAATTTGGTGAAGTTAGTCCTTCGTTGTCATCCCGAACTGATACTGCTGTTTATACTGCGTCTGCTCAAAAAGTAGAAAATATGTTTCTTCGGGCTGAGGGGGGCGTAATTAAACGTGCTGGTTTAGAGTACATTTATAGAACCGATGACATTACAGAAAGCGATTCCTACAGGCAATTATGTAGGTTAATACCGTTTATCTTTTCTGATGATGAACAATACATTATATCTATACAGCATGTAATAGTTCGTGCTTTTTATATTGACCCAACAACAGGTAATATTTCTTTAGTATCAACTATAAATAATCCATTGTTTGATGCAACTTACTTGCATGAATTTACCTTTGCTCAATCTGGTGATGTGTTATTTGTTTGTCATCCAACATTTATGCCTCAACAGATTGTAAGAACAGGCTTGCACACTTTTATTACAGAGCCATTTGTGTTTGATGTCCGATCTGATTTAGAGCAAATATATCAACCTTATTATAACTTTCATTCAGCTAATTCTCTTTTAAAGCCATCTGGCACAAGTGGATCAATTTCATTGCAAGTGTGTCACTTTGATCCTCCTTCTGATTTTCCCGCTGATCCTGATGGAGTTTGTTTATCTCAAAGTGGAGTTACTGCTAATAATCCTTTAAGTTCCGTAGGCGCAGCTTATCGCACTGTATCTTCTAGTAATACTCCCCCAGCTATAGTTGCGTTTTCTGCTTCTCCATTCAATACAAATCCTCGCATAGTTACTATTACATCAACTTCTAATAATAGTGGTGTTTCGTTTATAGTTACTGGCAGAGGTTTAAATCCTGATCTAAATCCTAATTTACTTGGCATTCAAACTATTACACAATATGAAACTATTACTGGCCCAAACAATGGAACTGTTAAAACTACACGATTTTTTACACGGGTAGATTCTATCACTCCTACATCTAATATTGTTGGCAGCGTTTCGGCTGGAATAGATGACAGCGTAGGTGTTAATTACTTTCAAGGTAATTATAGTGATTGGACTTCTAGTGCAGGTGGTGGCGGTGCGGCGATAAATGACGGTGAGTTTCCTAATTCAAAGCATCTTAATACTACAATACGATACCATGATTCTGAAATATTAATTACAAAAGTTCAAAGTACCAGTAACGTAATTGGTACTGTTTTAAATTCTTTGTTTGTTCAGCTTAAGGCTAACGCTCTTAAAACTATTGATGGTTCTTCTACAGTAGAAGTAACACACGTTAATCATGGTATGAAGGTTGGAGATTCTGTCACACTATCCGAATGTGCTGCTGTGGGTAATATTTCTACTAGCAATCTTAATGGTGCTAGAACAATTTTAAAAATTATAGATGATAATCATTATACATTTACTGCTGGTGGTGCAGCTAATGCTTCTGTGGATGGTGGTGGTTCACCTAAGATAACATCTTCTGCACCTACTACAGATTGGTCTGAGCAATCTTTTAGTGGCGTTAGAGGATTTCCTGCTGCAGTTACATTTCATCAAAACCGTCTTTGTTTTGCTGGAACAGTAGCACAACCTGATTCAGTATATATGAGTAAAAGCAATGCGTTTTATAACTTTGATGTTGGTGATGCAAATGATTCTGATTCAATTCAAATAACAGCAAGCGGTGGCGAAGTTCAACAAATTAGACACTTGCTTTCAAATAGGGATTTGCAAATATTTTCTGCATCTTCTGAGCTTTATATACCGTCCTTCCAAGACAAACCTCTTACGCCTACAAATGCTCAGATTAGAAGGCAAACGCCTTTTGGTAGTGACTTTATTAGACCACAGGCTTTAGATGGAGCAACTGTTTTTGTTCAAGCGGGTGGGTCTATTGTTCGTGAGTATTTGTTTACAGACGCAGAGGCAGCTTATACTGCAATTCCTGTATCAACTTTGTCTTCTCATTTAATAGTAGACCCTGTTGAAATGAATACGTTTTACGGCGCTATAGATCGTTCTGAAAGTTATATATTTTTAATAAACAAATCTGGCAACATGGCTGTATTTAATTCTAACCGAGCAGAGCAACGTGCTGGCTGGGTTGAGTTTACCAGCCAGTGTAAATTTATATCAACAACAACTGTAGATGATAGAGTTTTTGCTTTTGTTAGTCGTTTTATTAATAACGGAAATACTCCTACGTATTTTCTGTGTGAGTTTAAATCTTCTGCCAACATGGATTTGTCTAAGTCTTATACTGAAAATGCTAGTAATAGTTCAAAGTTCAATATGGGTGGTTCTGCATCTGGTGGCATTTTTTATGAAAACGATGTTGTTAATGTTGTTAGCGGAAATAATTATATTGGTGAATTTACTGTTGGCTCAGGAAATGTTCTTGATATTAGCGGCGTTTCAACTCTTAGTGAGGTAGAGGTAGGTTTAAAGTTTGACGTTAATCTTAAAACTAATCCTATAGATACTAACACGCAAGCTGGGCCTGTTAGTGGTAAGATTAGAAGTCTTGCTAGTGTGGTTGTTGATCTCAATAACACTTTATCTGTTAGCGTTAATAATACTAACTTAGTTATTCGTCAGGTTAATGATGATTTATCTCAGGAACAAGTTGCCGTTACAGGACGTAAAGAATTTAGATTGATGGGTTATGGCCGGACACCACAAGTAACTATTAGTCAATCAGCGCCGTTACCTCTACAGGTTAATGGCCTAATAGCGGAGTTAGTGTTTTGAAGGACTTATCATTACACACAGACTTTGATTCTCTTGAGCGTGAAATGCTTGAGATTGAGCAGGTACATTGTCCTGTTAAGCATCACTTTGCTCCTGATGTTTACATACGAGAGGGTTTTATGCCAGCTGGTTCAATGATATTAGGCCATTCTCACAAACGAAAGCATTTAAACATAATGCTTAGAGGTGAAGCTTTAGTTTACAATAATGGAAGTGTTACTAGAATTAAAGCTCCCTGCACATTTCTGTCTGGGCTGGGAAGAAAAGCATTTTTTATAATTGAAGATACTATATTTCAGAATGTTTTTGCTACAGATGAAACAGACATAGATGCCTTAGAAGAGTTACTTGTTGATAAAACTGACGTTGCTCTTGAGCATGAAGCAAATATAATTAAGTCTAAATTTAAGGAGACAATATCATGTTTGTAGCGGCAGCAATTGTAGTCGGAACAGGTATATCTGCTTATAGTTCTATTAAAGCTGGTAAGGCTGCAAAGAAAGAAGCTAATTTTAATGCAGCGCAAATGGAACGAGACATGGAGTTAGGTCGCATTGAGGCAACTCAAAATGCAACTGCTATGGCTCAAGACTATGCACAATCAGTATCAGCTAACGATGCCTTCTTTGCTTTTGCTGGCAGGGATGTAACGGATAGAAGTGTACGCGCATTTATGGAGCGACAGGAAGAAATCTACAGTACAGACATTGCTAGGTTGGCATCGGATACTAACATGAGAGCGCAGAGTGTGGCGCAGAGCGTCAACGTGGACGCAATGCTTTGACTGCTGGTTATCTTGGCGCTGCTCAATCTATTGCTGGTGGGATTTACCAAGCTGGTACTACTAAAACTGGTGTGCCTATGGATAGTCACAGTAGGCAATTAACTTTATCTAAGCCTGCTGGCTCTGGTGTTAAGGGCAGTTTGAACAGTACTACACGAACTAGCTCTGGATATAGAAGATACTTAAGGAACTCTTAAATGGCTGTAATTCGTCAGAGACAACAGGTTTTTAGCAAGCCAATCGGTGTCACTCGCATGGACACAGGCGAAGCAGAGTTGTGGAAAACAGTCAAGGCTGGTGCCGATCAGTTGACTTCTATTGCATTTAAAGAAGGCGCTAGGATTGCAGAAGAAACTGCAACTAAACAAGGTAATGATTTAGCTCTATCTGCAATTACAACTATTGATCCTGTTACTGGTGAACCAGAAGCATTTAGTCAAATAGAGGGACAAGGCAGTATTGCTGCTGCTGCGTTTCGTCGTGTTGTTGACGCTCGTTACATGGATAATGTTGATAACAACATTAGAACTAAAGCTGCTGAGTATGCTTTAAAGTATGAAAATCCTGCCGCATACGAAGAACAAATGTCTAAATACATAGCTGATGTTGTTAAACAGACAGGTGTTGAAGGTAAGTATGCTAACATTATAATGGATAAAGGCACTGAGTATCTTAAATCTACTAAGATAAACTTAATGCAAAAAGCTAGAGCTAGATATAGAGCAGATCAAAGTGATTACCTTTTAGTTAAAGCTATGCAAGATTCCAGCAGACTTTATGACTTAGCTACACAAGGCGGTAATAATGTTACAACAGCTTTGTTTGAATTTAATGAATCTTATGGTCCAACTACCCTTAATGGTGAGCCTTCTCAAATGCAAAGTGGTGCTGATTCTGGTTTGCTTAAAGGTAGTCAGTTATTAAAGTATAGAATTGCTGGACGTACTAGTATAGCTCAAGGCTTTTTAGCTTATGTTATGGAGGATATAAATAACTTAACTGTTCGTGAGGATTTTATTAAGTACATTAAAACTCGCGGTCAATATGGAGCAATACCCAAAACAATCTTAGACGATCCATCAAAGTTAAATAATTTTAAAACTTTATTTGGCAAACATGAAGAAGGTTTTTTAGGAATACTAAGAGATGCTAAAGGTCGTAAGATAGAAGTTTCTAAAACTGGTTATGTTGATTTTCAAAACTTGCCAGATGTTTTGCAGTTTGCCAAATCTATAAGCGGTGACATGACAAGAGCAGAAGCAAGGGCGCAACAAAATATAGATGACACCAAGGCCGCTCTTAGTTTGCAGATGCAAAACGTAGCTGACTTAGAAACTTTAGCAATGATTGAATCTATACCAGTAGATATTAGCAATCAATTTATGTCAGCCCTTGCAGAATTGCAAATATCTGATCCACTTCAAGATCAAGTTGTTGGGCCTTATGCAGAAGCAAATGCATTACAATCTGTAGGTCAAGCAGCTATTAATAATGCGAATACTATGGTTCAAGATTTGCAAGAACGGTTATTGAAAAGCAAACCTACTGATAAAAATCCTTACACATCTACAGAGTATCAATCAGATGTTAAAGAAATTAATAGAGCAACTTTAGCTGCTTTGTTAAAGCAAGGTGTTTTGTCTGGTGGCGGCGTTGATACAGTTGCGTTTGAATCTATGGTTGCTGGTGAATCTGTTAATCTGCAAGGAGTTTCTCTTGAACAACAAGTTATTGCTAAGTTAATAACGTCAAACCCTTCTATATATAATTCAGAAGATGATGTTTCTTTTGCTAAAAAATATATTAACGATATTAAGAACGATTTTGTAGATGAACAAATAAAAGCTCAACGATCTTTAGAAGTGTCTCAATTATATGCTGGTGCAACTAGAGCACTTGATGATAATCCACAAGAAGACTTTAAAATTGCAGAAGCGCTTAGAGCAGCACTTACTCGTGCTGAACTTGATGGTGTTATTACTACAGAACAAAAGCGCCGTGATCTAAATAGATATGGTACTTATAGAGCTAAAGCTTATATTGCTGATGCGTTTACAGCAGGAGGTGCTATTACAGCGCAACAATATGCTGAGTTATCTTTGTATGTTAAAAATAAAACTCTGCCTAACAATGCTAGTAAAGAATTAATTAGAATTTACGGTGATAGAATTTTAGATAGATTAGAGCAAGGTCAAGACCCTTCTGGTATTTCGCAACATTTAGGAACTATAAGCAGTAAGCTAAAAGCAAACGAAGATATTGCGGCTGCAAAACTTAAAACGCAGTCAATGATTCTTGATGCAAACATGGGAGCCTCTAAGACTGAAAGAATTAATACAGCTAAAGCTGCTGATCAACAGGTTCTATCTCTTTTAGGTTTGAATGTAGAAGGTGATCCAACGGGCGAGCTTTCATCTAAAGTAATAGAACAAGTATTTACTAGCCCATTTTCTTTAGGTGATCCAAGTCAATATCAAATTGGTGATGATGAATTTAACATTAACAATGCTGCAAGAATAATTATGAGTGAAGCGCAAAGAGGTATTATGTCTAACGGACTTGCTCAACTTTTTAACAAATTAGCAAGCCCTAATCATGGCGACCTCAATCCACAGCAAGTTGAAAATGCAATGAGTCACTTTGCAAACATGCACTACTTTGTGCATGATAACGGCGTAACGTCTAGCATTATAGATCGTGATAGCTATAGCGATCTTTATAACAAAAATACTTTAGACAATCTATCATCTGTTTATCTTGTTAGTCAGAGTTTAGGGACAAGACAGTATTCTGAAATACTTACAGCAATGAACAAACCTTTAACTACTGCTCAACAACAACTTAAAACACAGGAGTTTGGTAGCGGTGCTAAGTTTATTCACAGTGATGAAACTATAAAAGCATTAGGTTTAAGTTACGAAGCGGCTCCTAGAATGGCAGCATTAGCTGAACATTTTTATAACTCTGGGACTCCTGTTCAAAATATTGCTCAATTAATTGTAGTTGAGTATGAAACAACTTACCCTAAAACTGATGGTTATGTACTTGATTATGGTCAAACAGATATAGGAAGAAGTCGCGGCGCTTTAATTAAAGTGATACCAAACGAAAAACTTAGAGAAGCCTTTATAGATGATGTGACTTCTAATTTGCCAGAGGGTTATAGATTTGGTGTAAATCCTACAGCATGGAATGAAATAACTTCTGGTAATGTTTTTGGCGTACTAGCTTCGGCAGTAGAAGAGTCTAAAGAGGCATTTCTTATTCCGTTACCTAAGAGTAATGACAATGCTTTTTACTGGATTCTTAGTGAAATTGTTTATGCTAAAGATTCAGATGGCAACTTAATACCTACAGGAACAGCACCTGTTCGCAATGAAGACACAGGAACAGTTATGTTCTTTAGTGATAATGAAGATTACTTAAATAATCTTTCTGCACAAATTAAAGCTGACAATACTGCTGCCGCACAACCAACAACGGCACAATTAGAAGATCGCAAAACAATGAAGAAAACAGGTAAAACTGTTAGCATTCAAGATGTAGACCCAAACTTTGATCCAAGCATTAGCCAAGGTGGATTTTTTGCAACGACTGCTAAAGGTGAGTCTTTAGACCTTAGAGAACGGGCAAAAGAAAATGCTCGTAAGATAATAGAGGGTGCTAAATGATTACTAGCATAAGCAATAGTGAAGCTATTAATAACTTTGGCACTGAATACGGTGAGTCTATATCGTTTCTTCAAACTGTTAAGGCCCAGAATAGTCACGCTTATTCTCCTTTTGTTGATGCCTTAAGAGACAAGTTTAATTACGGCGATGATGTAGATGTTAATTATGATCCAATGGAAGATATTGGTGATTATAATATGTATGCACAAACTTTAATTTATGCTCAAAACGAACAGCATATGGCTGATCTTAAATCTAGAATTGATAAAGGAATTAATAACAGGCAGGTATTAGCTAACTCTAGTTTCTGGGCGCAAGCTGGTGCTGGCTTGTTTGATCCTATTAACTTAATACCTTTGCCGTTTGGTGGCGCAAGTGTTAATCTTGGCAAGGCTTTTTTAAAAGGTGGTGCTAGTGTTGGTGCATTGCAAGCTGGTTTAGAAATTGCAAAGTATGATTTAGATCCTTTAGCTACTACTGAGGAAGCCTTTAGCAATACATCTATGGCTATGCTATCAGGCGGTTTGTTTACCAGTGCATTTAGTATACCTTTAAATAGGCGTGCTGCTGCTGAAAAAAAACATTTACAGCAACATAAAGATTCAGAAGAACGTAGACAAGCATTTGAAAACTTAGCTACTTTATCACCAGAAGAATTTGAACTTGCTAATTCTGCTGTTGTTCGTGAAAAGTTTAAAGGCAAAACTACTAAAAGTTTAAATAAAGAAGCTACTAAGTTAAGTCTAGGCTCTCGTAAGTCTGAGATTCAAGCTAGATTAACTTCTATTAAAAGTGAGCTTGCTGTTAGAAACTTAGAGCAAGATGCAGGTGCTGATCCCTATGCTATAGCTGCTGGCGGTACTGGCCCTATCTACCTTTCTACGCCTATACGCAGGGTGTTAGCCGCGTCTGTACCTGATTCAGTCAAAGAGCGTATGAGCCGTATGGCTTCTGATTCTGGCTTGCTGCAAAACCTACACATTATGGGCAAGACGCTAGGTGCTTCTGTGTATCAGCGCATGGCACCGCTTAAGGGTGAATGGGTTAAGGCTAATGCAAAGATGACCGAACTATGGGGTTTATCTATAGGCACAGACATTAAGAAACGTGCTGGTAAAAATCTTACAGAGCTTGCAGTTTCTTTAGAAAATAAAATTGGTAGCGGTCAGCAACAAACCTATAATGATTTTTTAGTTGAGATTAACAGGCAGCGTATATTTAAAGAAGAACCTAAGACTGAAATAGAAGTTGCAGCGCGTAAGGTGCTAGATGATTTCTATGATGTATGGGGCCAGCGTTTACAAGATACAGGGCTTATAGGGAATAAGAATAAACTGGTTGCAGACATTGTTAAGGTTGATGGTAGGATTGCTGATCTTGAAGCTAGGTTAGCTAAGATAGAATCTAACCCTAAGTTTAAGTACAAGAAGATGACTGTTGCATCTATTCGCAGTCAAATGACTAGAGCCACTAAACGCAAAGAAGCATTGCAGGATTCTTTAGATGCTATTGCTGATGGCGATACACAAGTTAAACCTGCTAACGAAGACTTCTTTAGCCCTAGATACTTTGATCACGCTACAGTTAGAGCAAGGCGCGAAGAGTTAGAGGGTATTATATCTAAGTGGTATATGGATAACCCGTTTATCTACGTTAGAGATAAAAGCGGTAAGGTAGTAAAGCAAAGGTTGGACAGCAATAAAGACGCAACTGACGCTAGGGCTAAGGCTACTGTAGATAGAATACTTAACGAAACTACAGAAGAAGCCGAGGATTTCTTTGGCTCTGGCAAATCAATGCACTTAAAGCACAGGGGCTTAGACATACCAAACAAGTTGGTTTGGGAGTTCATGGTGCAGAACCCTATAGACACTATGAAGTCATACGTACACAAAACAGGTGGACGTTATGAGTTTGCCAAGATGTTTGACGGGCAAGACTTTGACGAAATGCTAGAGGATGTGCGCCTAGAAATGATGGAGGCGGGACATTCTCAGCGTGACATTAACAAAGTAGGCAGAGACTTTGTGCATATGTATGACCGTGTAGTTACTTCTGTTATGAAGACTGATCCTGACCGTTGGGATAACAGGGCTGCATTTGTAATGAAAGAAGCGGCGCAGCTTAACTATCTTGGTAGTGCTGGTCTCTCTGCTATTCCTGACTTTGCTCGGATTATTATGGAGCATGAGATAGGTGATGTTCTTAAAGGATTAATGGAACTACTATCTAACGAGCGTGTTAGATTAACTAGCGAAGAAGCTAACTTTGCTGGTGAAGCTGTAGAAATGAGTGAGGGCGCTGTTCACATTCGTATGGTTGATGACATTAGCAACAACCCTAGAGCTACAACTAAGTATGATATGATGAAGAATGCGTTTTACATTGCTAATGGATTGTCGCCTATTACTCAGTTTGCCAAAACATTAGACTCAATCATTCGCGGTCATGTTATAATCAAAGATTCTATAGCATGGAAAAACGGTACTATTTCTAAGCAGAACAAAGAGTATCTGTTGCGCTACGGCATTAGTGAAGAAATGGCATTAAATATTGCGGCTGCGCCACATCAAGTAACAGCTAAAGGCTTTTATATGCCCAACACTAAAGATTGGGAAGGCGGCTATACTATGCCAGAAACAAGTCGCAAGATTGTTTATGGCGAAACCAAATCATATACAAAAGATAGTGAGTATCTTCCTGTTGTTGTTCGCAAAAACCAGATACTTTTTGATCCTGATTTTATTAAAGACTCGTTTGATTCTAAGCCTTGGACTAAGGGTTCTACTCCAATGGCAGAAGATGCGTTTGTTACACCACAAGACTACGCTAACTTTATGCTTAACAAAGAAATACTAAGATCAGAAGGTTTTGATTTAGGTCATGCTGATCTTACGGCTCACAATTTATTTTATCTAACGGATGGTGAGCTAACATCTTTGTTTGGTAAAGAGTTTAATGTTAGTCAAATTATAACTGATCCATCAGAGGTTCGCGCTGCATTTGCCAGAAGTGATTACCCTGAAGCTATGGGTCTGCATCAATACTTTAAGTACGATAAAGTAGGTAATGTTACATCGCCGTCTAAAGTTTACGTTGATAAAGAAAAAGCATTTATGGCGTATAAAGACTTTAGAAAAAGTATAGACAGCATGACGCCAGAAGAAAGGCTTGCTGATCTTGAAAAATACAAAGATAAAGACAAGCCTATTGGCGGTGGCATTGGTAGTTATGTGCACAGAAAGTTTGTGCTTGAGAACTTAGATGTAATTAAAACGCCTAATGATTTTTTAGAGTTTATTCTTTATCATGAGCTTACTCATGGCAAATTACTAAGGACTCAATATCAGGGGCCATTGCAAGTAAAGCCAATACAAGGGCCAGTAAGACCAGAAACACCTTATGCTCTTGGCGATGTAACTATACCTTTAAAAGAAATAGAATCTCTTGATAACTATGAGTTAAGAATAGATCAAAATGCTTTGGCTTTTCTTAAAGACAGGCAATTTAAGTTTGATAAAGCTGATTACGCTCTTAACAAATTAGCTTATGAACGTCATTCTGAACAACCAAAAGTAAACGAAGAAACTTTAACAGCCTTTAGGTCTGCGCTTTCTAGCGGAATACTTAACACAATCATGATGGGTACACCCGCTGACAAGCCTATTTTAGTGGACGGTGTGGCGTACGTTCCTATGAATGTGGCACGGATGTTCGGAATGAAGGAAGATGCGCGTGTAAGGGGCTATTCACGCATTGAAAGCGGCCTTCTAGGGCTTCCCTTTCAGTTCTACAGCTACGCACTGGCAGCGACGAACAAGGTTGCAGGATCATTTATGCAAGGGCAGATGAAAAACAGATGGGGTGGATTAGCTACAGCTATGGGTGCTGGCTATCTATCTCTTATGATTAAAACGCCTGATTTTGCTTGGGACAACATGGATATGGAGGATCGCTTTGCTAGGGCATTTGATCAGAGTGGTGTTATGGCTCTATACAGTGATTTGTTTTACACTGCTATGTCTACTTCTCTTGCCCTTGGTGGTCCTAATATTAGCGGTGGAATGCTTAACCCGAAGTTCCCGCCGCGTGAGGGAACGATGGGAATGGTAGATGCAGCTACAGGTGTTGGCGGTGCTGGCGTTAGTATAACTACAGATTACGCAGAAGGCGTTGGTCAGTTTCTTAACGGTGAGTACGGTGAGGGAGCTAAACAGATTATGCGCTCGTTGCCTTTTGCTAGAATGTGGTTTTGGAAAAATCAAATGAATGAGGCTACGAATGCTATATCCCGCTTTTAATTGTGCGTTGCTATGGGTTTTATCTACTGTTAGCAGGACCGAAAGGAGTGCAGTATGACTATTAGTTTAGCGCAAAACGCAGCGCGTGTATCTTACTCTGTAAATGAGGGCGCTACACAAACATCGTTTACTGTATCGTTTGAGTTCTTTGATGATGCTGATCTTAAAGTATATGTTGATGGTACTTTAAAAAGTATTACTACGCATTACACTGTAAGTGGCGGTAGTGGTTCTACTGGCGCAGTAGCTATATCAGTTACAGGAGCTACTGGTGGTAGTACTGTAGTTATTACTAGAGACATTGCGCTTGCTAGAACGACTGACTTTCCTACATCTGGATCGTTTCAGATTGCCACGCTTAATACTGAGCTAGATCGTTTTACTGCTATTGCTGCTGATCTCAAAGATTTAGCTGATCGCTCTATAATTCTTTCTGATTTTGACACTTCTGTATCTACAACCCTTCCTCTTGTTGATGATCGTAAAGGTAAAACTCTTACATTTAACTCAAGTACGGGTGCTGTTGAGGCGGGGGAATTTACTGCTACTAATAATTTTACTGTTTCAAATAATTTAACAGTATCAGGCGCAACTGATGTAGATTCTTTAGAATTTAATAGCTTATCAGGAACAGGCTCAGTTTCTGTGACTGACATTGCTGATGAAGATAATATGTCATCTAATTCAGCAACTAAACTAGCAACTCAGCAAAGCATTAAAGCTTATGTGGATGCTCAAGTTGATACAGTAGATACTTTATCTG